CCTTCGCAGTATAGTAATGCGGTGTTTAACCTCCAGGTACATCTTGTTACCCTTCTGTCTCACACCAGCCGTAGCCGTCATACTATCCGCTTCAGCCATAATCTCTTTGTGTGGTTTAATTGTTTGTTCCATTATTCTTCCTTCGTAAATACAGCTATTGGTCTCATGTGCGCTCGCTTGCTACGTTCATAACCTACGACACGCCACTTGCCTTCTTTGCCTTTAAACACAGCACCTAATGCTCTAGGATCAATGCTTGGTGGTGGCGGACAGACATCTCTTATATCGTTAATAGTTATTTTTTTCTTACCACCATGATACAACTGGTCTGCTGCAAAACGTGCTTGTTCTAAATAGGCCGCTCGAACTTCCTCTAAGCGCTCCATTACTAAGTCTAATTGTTGTTGTCCATCGCTCATAATAAACTCATTGCTATTATTATTAGATACCAACACCCTGCTAATACAGCTGCTGGTACTAATATGTTAAAAAATATACTCTTGTTTTTCTTTGTAAAATCACATACAAATGGTTGAACGTGTCTATTGGCATGTGTCATGTGAACAGCTACTGATCTTATAAAAAGATTTGACCCTTTTGTTTGTTTAGTAGCTGTTCTTTTTGGAACTGCTTGCATAATTATCTCCATAGTTTTTTAGCTTCGCTTAAGACTTCAGGATTGATGTCTTTCCAAGCGAACATATGATCCCATTGCGGATCACATAGTCGTAGTAGTTCTTGTGTGTTGCTTGCAGCTTTAAGCAAACGCTCTCTCCGGGAGCATGCTTCCATCAAAGAATCTAAAGCAACACGAAGTTCATCCTCTGACGGTTTAAAAACGGTATAAGTATTTCTATTGGCGTACACTATTGTGGGTAGTTGACCAGACAAATGCCAGTAGCCTGCAATCTGTGTAAGATGACTAAAGCGTGGTTCTTTAGGTATGCTGTTAGCTTTAGGGCTGTCGCTGTAAGCCATTTGATCCCACATAGTCTTTAACTCTATTCTTTGATGGTAGTCTGGCCTGCCATTGTATTGCAGTTCATTACCAGGCAAAGCTTTAAAAAGGTTTATCTCTCCTTCTAACTGGTTAATACCTTCTGATGCTTCTTGTAATCCTTCCAACGCATGCTTGCATACCAATTCTAATTCACAGAAATCCCCTTCTGCATCTTTTCTATAGGTTGGTTCACCCTTATATGTCTTTAAAGCGTACTTAGGTTCTGTCCTATGTTTTATTATAGCATTTTCTTTCTCAGTATCATGCCATTCTAAAGGTTCAAACTGTTGCAGCTTGGCTACCGCATTACGGTAAGCATCTCCTGGGCTAATCTCATTTAACAAAATATCATCGCAGTATTCTTGCACCACGACACCAGACGTCATGTTTGGGTTTTCATTCTTGTACTTATTTATAATGTGATTCGCTTCTTGTATATCGCCTTGTATTTCTTTCTTAACAATTTTCCACGCTTTATTAACCTGCGGTCTTACCCAACATTTATTAAAGAATGTAATGCTATCAGGCATAGACGGATTGCTATGGTGAAAATAGTTATGGCGCTCTGCGTAATCTGGATATTCTATAAAACTCATTTTTCCCCCCATCAATAATGATGAGGGAAATGTTATTAAAATTGATGAATGTTGTCAAGTTTTACATAAAAGGTGGGTAAAGTTGTTTATAATTGTCGTTACAAATCATTATTACTAGGGTTAGCTAAATCATTAACTTCAGTTCTATTTCTATTATAAAAACGACTAAGCATAGGTGTAGCCCATTCCAGTTCAACATTAACTATAATCTCTTTAGTTTGACATTTCTGTAAGTTAAACAATAAAACACCTTTATCATTATTAGGCATTGGAAAAATAACGCCTTGCATAATTTTACCTATATATTCTTTAGGCCCATTTTTTATTTTAACTAAAGAGCGCATTGTATAACATGTATCACTTATAACTTTTTCTTTTATATACACATTACTAAAAGAATCGTAGCTATGTTGATCTTCTTGTTGGTGTGTTTCTACCTTTAAACAAAACCTATGGTCTGGACAATCTAATCCCGGAATAGGTAAATATTGTGGCTGTTGCATACTATCAAACATAGTTACATTGCCGTAATAATCTCTAGTGCCTGCAATCAGCATACCACGATGCTTAAATAAAATATCAGACAAACTTACATTTAATATTTCTGCTAATTGTTCGGCTTGATCGAATCCTGGATTGTGAGTACCAGAAGCCCAACGGCTTATTGTTTCTGGTCTTACATTCATTCTCTCTGCAACTTCTTTACTTTGCAGCCCCGCTTCTTTCATATATCTTTTTATATTAACTAGCCCCATGCTTTTATATTTATTCATTTTTGACCCCTTTGTAAATTACTTTATATACAATATGTCGCATAATGACATATCTCATTTTCTTTAATATACAATATGACGCATTATGTCAATTTAATATATTAAAAATTGAGAATTACCATTATTATATGAATAAAATAAAAAGTAAACTCTAAATGTTAGACTAATATTTAGAAATTACTTTTTCGCTACAGTTGTAACAAAATGATTCTTGTTCCATGCCAGCTTCAAATGCTTTCATCATGGTATAACCAGCGGTAAAACATATCCCCCTATATCGTGGCGGATTTTGCACTTGGCATAGTTCTTGGCTCTCAATTCCTTCTTTTATAATTTTTAAAATAGTATCTTTGTTGCCATCCGCTAAACGCAAAACTGTTTTAGTTAAAACAATATCTTTTCTTTGGTCTAAGTTGCAATGGTTAGTTATGTAATCTGGTAACGCATGGTACCTACTAACTATAGCTAATGACGCTACTAATCTATGATCTAAAGTTCTATTCCATTTTTTTCTTATATCCGATACATTGCTACCAGATAATTTCACATAAAATTTTAATCTTTCAATAGCCCATTCTTTTTGTTTTGTTTTATTTCTATCTTCCCATTGAACTACTGGATAATTGTCTCTTTCTCTGCGTAAATACGTCATTTTTGTTACTCCTAAAAAAAATAGTTGACGAATTATGTCAATACTATTACTTTCTTCGTATGAAACTTGAGCAATTTAGACAAGATAAAAAATTAAGCTACGGACAATTAGCGTCTCGATTAGGTGCTGCACATGCTACGATTGTTAGACGATGGTGCCTTCCTAAAGGTCATAAACAACGAATGATACCTTCAGAAAAGTATATGGATGCTATAATTAATTATACGCAAAGCATGGTGATGCCTAATGATTTTTACCGTGAATAGAACCTCCCAGATTTCGTTATCTCTCCCCACTAAAAATTTGTGTCATATACTGTTAAATAATATTTTAAAGTTGTCAATAATTTTTTTTCATGGTGTATTTAATTGTTAGAGGATGATTTACATAAGTATGTCATTCAATGGTTAGAGATAGCCCTCCCGGATAACTCTGTCTATCATCATTCGCCTAATGAGGGCGTAAGACATGTTGCGTTTAGGCGCAAATTAAAAGCTATGGGTATGGCAAGCGGTTGGCCTGACATTGAAATCTTTGTGCCAAAGGAAAGCTGGCTGCATCCGTTAGAGAAAGCCGGGATATTTATAGAACTTAAAGCCAAGAAGGGGCGCATGACGGAAAGCCAGAAAGCCATACAGCGGTGTTTGCGTATGACTGGCGAGCATGTTGAGACCTGTTACAACCTGCAACAAGTAAAGCTGTGGCTCAATACATTAGTAGAGTTAAAGAATAATCCTCGCATGCAGATTATAGAGAGGATGTGTCCTTGAATGAAAAAGAAAAACTCAAAGTCCTCTCCCTCTTTGCAGGCATCGGAGGTATCGACCTCGGATTGGAAAGCACAGGAAGATTTGAAACAATCCAGTTCGTTGAATACGAACCCTTCTGCCAACACATACTCAGACGACATTGGCCAGATGTTCCTATTTGGGGAGACGTCAAAACCTTCGACCCAGACAGCTGCGGAGACATCGATCTTATCTGCGGAGGGTACCCATGTCAGCCCTTCTCCGTTGCCGGGAAGCAAAAAGGCACAGAAGATGACCGCCACCTCTGGCCGAGAATGTTTGAAATTATTAAGCACAAAAGACCCACTTGGGTACTTTGCGAAAACGTGCCTGGTCATGTTAACTTGGGCCTCGACCAAGTGTTATTTGACTTGGAAAGTGAAGGCTACTCCTGGCAGACGTTTGTATTGGGAGCTGTGGCCGTTGACGCCCCGCATAGAAGGCAAAGACTTTTCATCGTGGGCTACTCCGACAGCGTTCGATGCAAACAATATAATGAAACCAAGAAAGAAAAACAAATCAGGAGGTCAAAAACCCCCTCTGTCTCAACAAGTTATGTGGCCAACACCAACAGCGAAGCAAGGGGGAATACCAAAGGGAGTGGAGAAGCAGAACGGGAATTACAGCCGCAAGAACAAGAAGGGAGTACGGTGGGGAGTGAGGTTACAGGATGCGGTGGATTACGAGGAGAAGCAGAAGATGTGGCCGACACCCAAGACATCGGACATGTACTCAGCGCACATGAAGGAGAACAAGCAAGGCGTTCCGCACGATGTGGCGAAGGGCAATCTGAGGGGAACAGTACAGATGTACCCAACACCAATGTCGAGGGATTGGAAGGACAGCGGATCGATAGAGAAAATGGCGAAGGGCAAAAGACAACAGACAACTTTGATGGAGAAAGTAGCACAAGAGATGTTTCTGACACCATCAGCGAACGAGGATGCAGCGGGCAGACCGGGAACCAAGATGCAGAAGATGTTGGGGAACAGCCCAGAGGTACGGAACACAGGGAAGGGAGCATTGAACGCAGACTGGGTGGAATGGTTGATGGGGTTCCCTCCTGGTTACACGAACCTGACATCCCAAGAGTTACAACAAATCAAGTTGGAAGAACGCAAAGGCTCAAAGCCCTCGGCAACGCAGTTGTCCCCCAAGTCATCGCACAAATCGCCAGAGCCATCATTATTGAGGAAGACCGATGAATGAGGATCGTATGAGAGCGCTGCAAGAATTAGATTGCATTGAAGGGGCATTGAACGAAGCCCGCAGGCTCGTAGAAGGTGGAGCAAACCCCCAGGATATTATGAGAGACTTTAGTAAAACAAAAACCAGTAGCAGTTGGATTGTTGTAGTGGCTAACATGGCGGCTTGGTGGGATAGCCATAAACGTAGGATGGAAGGCAAATGAAACACCACGACAGCGTAGGTACATTTTACGATAGCTGCAACATATGCGGTGGTACGGTATCGATAAAGGATGGAAGGCGTGCATTATGTATGGATTGTTGGGAGAAAAAACGTAAGCAATACCAACGCCCTAATCCTTGGAAACGAAAAAACCCTGACAGTAGCTGACACAAGGTATTGACAAGAAAGAGAAGGCATGAATATAATCTACAAGCAAGCAAGCAAAACACTAGAGTATACTCTAGAGTATACCCTCGAAGTAACATCCAAACAAAATAGTTTACCAAATAATAAACTTAAACAAGAGACTACTCTAGAGTTAACTAGAGTGTCTGAAGCTGATGTTGCTAAAGCCAAGCAAGTTCTTGCTAAAACTGCCAAAATGAACAACCCGTTTTATTATGCTGCTGTAAAAAAAAGGCAGCGTGATCCGTTTAAATATCGTTATGATAAAATGCTTAATTCTTTACGGCATAAATATTCTACAGATCGTTTTGTAAGTTTACTTAAAGCGTTATCACAACTCACCTTGACAGAGAGAGAGAACTGGTTGCGGAGGATGGAAGATGCAACGCGATAGCTGGAGTGTAACAGACCTTGATACCTTGTTTAAAGAAGCAGCACAAACACTTCGCTTGTTGCCTGGTGTAATTAGAAAGCAGAAGTTAAACTATTGGCCTGATACGGTGCAGAGCCATTGGGATATGTATAACTACCATGATGTCGGTATGGTTAGGCTAACACCAACAACAAACCAAGTAACACGGTTAGACTTTGCCTTACAGGTAGGGTTAGAGATAGATAGAGAGGACAATCAACTCTTGTGGCGTGTTGGTATGAGTGCGGTGTTTAGAGAGCGTGGGCCTAAGTGGAGAAAGTTAGCACAAGTGTATCATTGCGATGCTCGGACAGTAAAAAGGCGGTATGAGCAAGCACTCATCCGCCTCTATTACCATTTGAAGAAAGGTTAGTTATTCCTTGTTTTGTTCTTCTGTTAAATCAACAACAAGCACATGTTTGTTTAACCATTTTACAGTTTCTTCTTGTTTTTCTTTATCTGCTAATTCAAACCCTCCTAAGAAATAGGCTTTAAGAGGGTTTTTGTTTGCTGCCTTACGGACAGCTTCTTGATGCTTATTCATTATTTAACCCTCTCTATGATAATTGGTTTGTCTTTGTTAATTTTTAAAGCATTTATAGCTTGTTGTTTTTCTTGCTCTATTTTTTCTTCGTATGCTTTAATGCGTTTGTCTTGTTCAGCAACTGCTTCTGCTACAAATCTTTCATAACCTTCCAAGTTTCCACGAAAAATTATTCCATCTGGTTTGTTATAAACCCATTCATAAACAGAAATGCTGAAACTATTGTTAGAATAATCTACTTCATAATGATATTCTCTATCGCTATGTAGTTTAGGATTGTCTGTTAATTCATAGATTGGCCAAGCAGAGCGATATGAAGTTGCTTCGTATTGTTGCTTCATAATTTCTTCTGCAAGTTTAATACCAGGATGTTGCCAAGCGTTTTTAGCATCAAGAACTTTATTTAGTAATTGTGCTATAGTGTTACCCGCTCCTGCTACATAACCATCCATATGTCTGTAAAAGTTAATTGTTGTTGTGTCTGTTTTGATTGTTAATGTTGATCTTGTACTCATGTTTTTGACCCCTTTGTTGTTGAGAGAGTTAATTCCCTCTCAATAGTAATATGGGGAGTATGACATATAATGTCAAGATATTTACAATAATTATTATTTTTTTGTTGCCAATGACGCTAAACCGCAATAGATTTAATTAAACTTAAGGATAAATGCAGCTAGAGTAAGGCCCCTTGCTCTAGCTTTTTTATTGGAAACAATATGGCAAAGCAAAGTGTAGTTACTAAAGAGGTGCTAGAAAAGATAGCAGAGGAGATGGCTAACGGACACAGTTTAGTTAAGATTGTGAAAGAGAACTCCTGGTGTCCTTCGTATAGGCAAATCATTCGTGTTGTTCAGAAAGACCCTGAGTTATATGAAATCTATCGTAGAGGTAGAGTTATGCAAGCTGAGTATTATAGCGATCATATCTCTGAGTTAGCAATGCAACCTCTTGATAAAGATGGAGACCCAAGGTTTATGAACGCGGAAGTGCAACGCAGAAGATTAGAGATAGATAGCTTGAAGTGGTCATTAGCTAGAATACAACCTTATGGGCTTAGAGATCGCAAGGATAATAGCGATACAAATACTGGTGCTATTACTTTGACGTGGGCTAATGGTGAGGTTAAAGCTGAAGCATCGTAGTGTGTGAGAGGTGGAGGATTACGTCTGTGCTTTGTCTGAACTACGCGCGGGAATACATGCGACTGAGAATCATTCGCAATAGATAGAGGTCAATCGGTTTGTAACCGATAGAACTATGGCAGTCCTCCGCCATTTATTAAACATAGTGGACAATAGGTGGACAATAATTAATTATTTGCTGCACATTTATTTCTTTTTTTTTGGAAAGCTGACCCCCCACCACCCCCCAGAAACGGGCGCCGGGAGGATGTGTGTGTGTTACTAGATTGGAGAGTGTCTGACCCTTGAACATCGAGATACCCTATTCACCCAGACCCCTTCAAGCAGACTTACACGCACAGCTTGATAAGAACCGCTGGGCAGTTATTGTATGCCATAGAAGGTTTGGCAAGACTGTTATGGCTGTTAACCACTTGTTGCGTGCTGCTATAATGCACACAGGGCGCTCACCACGGTTTGCGTACTTAGCGCCTACGTATCGACAAGCAAAGGCTGTAGCATGGGATTATCTCAAGCAGTTTTCTGGAGCGATACCGGGTGTAAAGTTTCATGAGACGGAGTTGAGAGCAGATTTACCGAATGGTGCCAGATTAACGCTACTGGGTGCAGAGAACCCCGATAGTTTACGTGGTATCTATTTAGATGGATGTGTAATGGATGAAGTTGCGGATATGCCAGAGACGGTATTTCCTGAGATTATTCGACCAGCGTTATCGGATAGAAAAGGGTTTTGTTATTTTATAGGAACACCCCGTGGGCATAATATGTTTTTCGAGTTGTATGAACAGGCTAGTCATTTGGATGATTGGTATAATGTTGTGTATAAGGCATCGGAAACGAAGATTGTGGATGATGATGAATTAGAAGCTGCGAAGGTTACGATGTCTACTGACCAGTACGACCAAGAGTTTGAGTGCAGTTGGGTAGCGAATGTTCCTGGTGCGATATATGGCAAAGAATTACAAACATCTTTAGAAGAAAATAGGATTACTAAAGTTCCGTATGATCCTGCTGCCAAGGTTATGACGTTTTGGGATTTAGGAATTGGTGATTCTACAGCGATATGGTTTGCACAGATACAAGGCCGTGCCATTAATGTGATTGATTTTTATGAAGCACGTAATGAAGGCTTACCCCATTATGTAAGTGTGCTGCAGAGAAAAGGATATTTATACGGAGATCATTGGGCGCCCCATGATATTGAAGTCAGAGAACTTGGTAGTGGGAAAAGTCGTAGGGAAGTTGCATGGGATTTGGGGCTGAACTTCCGGGTAACACCGAAGTTACCAATTGAAGATGGTATACATGCTGCACAAATGATGATACCGCGGTGTTGGTTTGACCAGGATAAATGCAAGGTCGGATTAGAAGCCTTACGGCATTATCACAGAGCGTATAATGAAAGAACACGAAGTTTTAGAGCCAGTCCTGTTCACGATTGGTCAAGTCATGCAGCCGATGCGTTTCGGTATTTTGCTGTCGGATTAAAAGAACAGAAAGATTGGTCGCATCCCCCGCAACAAATTGCGGCTAGTAATTATAATCCGTTTACGCATAAAGGAGATACATCATGGGTTTCTTAAGTCCAAAAGCGCCACCTGCGCCCCCTCCTCCACCGCCACCACCTCCTCCTCCGGGAATAGAGGGTGTCGATAAAGGAAAAATAGAGCAGGAAGAAAAGCGTTTAAAAAGACGTAAAGGCGTACAAGATACCATATTGACAGGTTCTGGATTAACACAAGAAGAAGGTGCATCAAGCACATACAAACCAACTTTACTAAAATAGGAGAATATTATGGGTGGATTTTTTGGCGGTGGTAGCAATAGGTCGTCTGCACCAGCAGTACAACCGGCTAAACCATATGTAGCACCAGCACCAGCTATTCGTTCGGAAGAACAGGAATCAGGAAAAAAGAAAAAAAAGAAAATGGTTTCTGGCGAAGCAGCAACAATGTTGACAGGCACAGAAGGTTTAACAACATCAAAATCAAGCAAATCAACGAAATCTTTATTAGGAGACTAATATGCCTATTGCAGACAAACGTGCAGTAGCGTTATTAAGTCAGCTTAATGTTTTAGAAAATCAGCGTTCCGTATGGGAAAGTCATTGGCAAGAACTTGCTGATTACATTAGTCCACGGAAAGCGGATATAACAAAACGTAGAACGGCTGGCGATAAACGTACCGAATTGATATTTGACGGCACCGCTATTCATGCAGCGGAAATGTTAGCAGCGTCTTTGCACGGCATGTTAACCAATCCGTCTACACCGTGGTTTAGTCTGAAGTTTAAAGACCGTGTGTTAGATGGTAATGATGAAGCAAAAGAATGGTTGCAAGGTGTAACCGAAGTTATGTATTCCGCATTTCATCGTTCTAACTTTGCCGAAGCCGTGCATGAATTGTATTCGGATTTAGTGGTATTTGGTACAGGCGTTATGATGGTGGAGCGCGATGCGTCTACAAACCTAAGATTTTCAACACGCCATATTGGTGAATGTTTTATATCGGAAGATGCGGAAGGCCGTGTCAATGCGGTGTATCGTAAATTTAAAATGACTTGCATAGCCGCAAAAGAAACCTTTGGCGTAGAAGCCTTGCCAACCAGTATGCAGAAAAAAGCTATGGAAGAACCGTACACCGAAGTTGAGTTTTGTCATATTGTGCATCCTAGAGACAATTATGATCCTAATAAGGTGGATGGTCTTAATAAACCTTACGCATCTATTTATATTGATCCAGAAGATAAACAAATTATTTCCGAAGGCGGATTCGATGAACTCCCTTATATGTGTCCGCGCTGGTTAAAAGCCAGCTTTGAACGTGGTTATGGGCGCTCCCCGGCTATGACAGCGTTAGCCGATACAAAAATGTTATCCAAAATGTCGGAAGTAACTATTCGGGCAGCACAAAAGCAGGTTGACCCTCCGCTTATGTTGCCCGATGACGGTTTTATGATGCCTATTCGTACTGTTCCTGGAGGATTAAATTTCTATAGAAGCGGTACAAGAGATCGTATTGAGCCATTAAATACTGGCGCAAACAATCCTTTAGGCTTGCAAATGGAAGAACAAAGACGTCAAGCTATTCGTGCAGCGTTTTATGTAGACCAGCTTATTCTAGGGCAAGGGCCACAAATGACGGCAACAGAAGTTATACAGAGAACTGAAGAAAAAATGCGTCTATTAGGCCCAGTTCTTGGAAGGCTGCAAGCCGAACTATTGCAGCCATTAATTGAAAGAGTGTATAGCGTATTAACACGCCAAGAATTATTTGCACCGCCACCAGAATTTTTACAAGAAAACGATGTAGAAATAGAATATGTATCACCGTTAGCAAAAGCGCAACGCTTTGGCGATATACAATCTGCTATGCGTTTATTTGAAAGTCTGGCTCCGTTATCGCAAGTTAATCCGGGCGTATTTGATTATGTGGATATGGATGGATTAGCCAAGCATATTATTAGAGTGTTAGGTGTTCCTGCAACAGTTGTGAAGTCGGATGAACAAGTTGTTCAAGAACGCCAACAAAAAGCAGATCAACAAGCAGAGATGGCGGAACAAGAGCAGATAGCAAACCAAGCCCAGGCTATGGGTGATGCCGCTCCAATGGTTAAGGCGTTACAGCAGTAATGTTTAAAAACGAAAAAGATCGCATAGAAACTTATAAAAGAATGTTTGCAACCGATGACGGCAAACAAGTCTTAGAAGATTTAAAAGAACGGTTCCATATAGAAACAATGACATTTGTTGATAACAACCGGGATTTGAGTT